CGTCAGTGCCGCTATAGGCAGGCATAGCCACGTTGTCATAGTCTCCACCGTTCAAACTGAAGTTGGAGTCAAGAACAACAAGGTTGTCAGAAACACGGGTGTATTCCGAACGCTTACGCTCAATCCAGAATTGACGGGTTTGGTCTGCCATTGCTTTAACGCAGGCATTCATTTGCTGAACGCGGACAAACTTGTCGCGGAGGTTGTTCGTATTCATCGGAGGACCCCAAAGCGCTTTGTGCTGAAGGTTATACTCACGGATGGTTTCCGAATACTTCACGTAGTCAGCAGGAGGAACGCCGCCTGTGGCATCAGAAGCTTGTTGATGTCCACCGAACGATTGAAGCGTAGAGGCGGTGCTCATATCAGCCCATTCTACTTCCTCAGCGGCAGTGCCACCTGAATTAGTAAGAATTGCGCGATCGAATTGGAAGGTCTTTTGGACGTTCGATTTTTCATCTTCCCACATCTCTTGTTTATAGAGAGTGATCCAAGGAGTCGGTTGATCCATCATCTTTTGATTGATGTCGGTTCCGATTTGCGGTGCTTGTTCGACTAAGAAGTCGTTAACGGTAGTAGCCATAATATTAGTTAGTTAGATTGTTGTTTGGTTCTAATTGTGCCAAGACGTATCGAGGCGAAAAAACAGAGTATGCCCTAATAGGGTAACTCAACGGATGCTTTTTTTAGAACGCGCTACACGGCGAGCGGGTGAATCTGGTCTACTTTTAGAACCCGCCCAATCTTGGGTTCGAAAGCACAGTGACCAAATTCACCCACTTTGTCTAGCAAAAATATTACGGATATGTGAAATTAAACTAAATCCGCTTCAGCAAACCTATCAATGAAGGATTTGCTTTTTGTGTTCGCTACTGGAGCCGAGGTAGCATTAACGCTTCCTCCGACATTAGCGCGTCCACGAACCGCTTTCTCATCGCCCTTCTCATACTCAGCTAATCGAGCGCGAAGACTATTAATTTCACCTGCGAGATGCTTAACCATAACACCAGAGAATGAAGCTAAAGCCATATCTCTTGTCCCAGCCTTAGAGAAATCCAATGACATGGTTTTATCCCGCATATTCTTGTATGCTTGAGTCTCCTTGCCATCTTCATCTACTAAGCCCGGAATGGTTTCTTTATACTTATTCCACAGGCTATTGAGGTGGGTTTGATAAACTTTTCTACTCTCCTCAAGCATCTTCTCAGTCTGAGTAACTCGGTCAGCCTCGATCTTCTCGATGTATTTCTCAGCGTCCTGAAGCATCTCCTGACGCTTATCAAGTAAACGACTAAGATCTTGGCTGATTCGGTAAACCTCGGATTTATCAAAATCAGAGAATTCGCCAAGGTGCTCCTTGATTAGTTCGTTCTGCTTTTTCCTGTCTTGTTGTGAGATAATATCCCATAAAACCTCTGGATCACCCTCATACATTTTGGCGATCTTTGCGCTTTTATCATAAAGGTTATCCACTGGTTTTTTGACTTTACGATTGAATTCCTCAGATGTTTCAACCTTGATCTTCGCGCTCTGCGTAGAAAGCTCAGCAATCTGTTGGCGCAAGCCTTCAGCCTCAGAAGCTTTTAACTCTAAATCGTTTAGCTTTTGCTGAACTTCTGGCGTAATTGTCTTTTGTTTAGCTTCTTTGAGCTCATTCCGTAAGGCTTTGAACTTCTCTCCAGCCTTAACCTCCATGCCACTTACAGCTTCCTCGGTTTCCTTATTGAAGGCTTCCTCATCAAAGCCCGTCTTAGCTTCAGCCTTAACCTCAGTTGGCTTAACATCCGATTCAAGGAAGTCATCGTCAAACTTGATAGCGTCAACCTGAACCTCAGCCTGAGCCGCTACAGGTGCGCTAGGTGCGGCGTTAGCTTCTAGCTGGGAAGGAGTAGACTCAGCTGCTGCTGGAGCCGCTTGTGCGACTGCTGGAGTGCTTGCTTCGTTCTGTGGATCAAATAGCTTATCGAAAGCATCGTTGATTCCACCGATGTCTGGATCAGCCCATTTCTGTCCTTCCATTATCTGTTCTGTCGTTTTATCTAGTGTTGGTTGCATATTCGTGTGTTTGTTTTCTTTTGATTAACGGTGAATTAACCGCTTCGGCAAAATTTGAACTTCTTTTTTCATTTCTGCGAAGATGTAAAGTGTCTCTACAATATCACGAGCCCCCTCTTGATACTGGAACGCGAGAGCACACTGCTCAGTTGTATCCGCTCCCCTTTTCCTCTTCCATGCTTCAGTTAATGCCAAGCTTGATGCTTTCTGGAAAACTAGATTGTTTAATAATTCGGCTAATACCGTCTTCTCTCCGTCGCTTAGTGGTGATGTCATAAATTTTAGTCAGGCTAAATCTGAGTGGATTTCAAACGGGTCATTTTAGCTTGAGCTTCAGCATCCCTTGTGATGATTGAAGACATAGCTTTTTGCGCGGCTTGAACCTGCGCCTGTGCTCCGCTTTCTTTGATCATCTGGAGCTTGACCATGTGAGCTTCCATCATCTGCTGCATCTTCTGTTTATGCATCAGATCTTTCTCTTGAAGCTTCATCTGCATCTCCCTCTCTTTAGCCTGAAGTGCAGTTTGCTCAGGAGTCATTTGCCCTTGAGCGGCTTGTGGATCTTCCATCTCACCATCCCGAACCTTTTTCTGAATAGCTTTCATTCCATTGACAACAATCTCACCGATCTGTTGAACCAATTCATGATACTTATTAAGCTCTGGTTGAATCGTTTCATGGACGGTTGTCATTTCAAGGGTTTCAACACAGTGCTTGTAAAGCATCTGATGTTCAGTGGTCCATTCAATCAAATCAACCTCACCAGTATCAACGCCCTCAAGCCCTGCTTGGAGCGGCTCAACGTGAGCGGAAAGGTGAACCATGTGATTTTCTCCATCTGTTGGGACAACATAGTCACCCTCAAGAAGCTCAAGGTTTTCCAACTGAGCAATTTTGAAGTCGTAAGGTAGGCGAGTCTCATTCGGTTTGCCTGTGTAACGCTCAGCTTTATCAACACCAAGAAGCTCGACCAAGTAGTCATATTCGAAATTGGAGCGACCAACTGCATCGAAGGTAGAGTAAAGCTGCTGAACTTGATCAAGAAGCATGATCCTGCTCGCACGTGAGCCTGTTCCAATGATGCGAGTGGCTTTAACTCTCTTGAAGTCGATCTTACTAAAAGCTTCTTCAGGGACTCCCCGAGCAAGGCAACGAGCCTTCATCTCATTCACACGCTTACGTGCGCCTTTGTCCTTCTGTCTGACCGTGAAAGCCCTCTTCACCTTCTCTCGCATGATCTTATCATACGGTCCGTAAAAGAGGGTGATAGCGAAGCTGTTGAGCTTGTTGAGGTAGTCAAGCTGCGAGCTGACTTCCAACTTAGTTTTCCGGTCCTGCTCTTGGTTCATCACCGTGTTGCCAGCAGCTAAGCCACCAGTAGCGCGATTCAAGATGCGCCGACTCTCCTCAATCGCTGGGATCAACGAGTTGTTCAGGTTTTGGCTCATCTGACGCTCAGGGATCTTCATTGTAGGAGGAAGGCAGATAAATCCACCCGCATCAATCAACTGAGAATCCTGAAGGTCTTCTGTGCTTGCTGGCTGAACGATAAGCGAAGATCCAATACGAGCATTATCAAGGAGCTTGCAATGCATGACATCCATAGCCGTGCAAAGTTGGTAAATCAGATAACCAAGCCCACGAACTGTGTAAAGCAATCCACCGTTGCCCACGTTGAACGTAAACAACTGAAACGCTTCATCAGCCGAATCATAGAAGTCACGTTGACGGAACAAGAACTCCTCAGTGCCATTGCCTGTCTCGCAGGCGTGTAGCGTAGTTATGTAGAAGCTGATCTTCCCACTGAATTCTTTAACCCACAAAAAGATCACCTTAACTGGCTCAGCAATCGTTGAGACATAAGCTTCGTTAGCTTTGATATCCCTCTGAACTTCTTCCCAGTTACCCCACTTCTCATTCTTAGATTTCGTCGTTGTATTGACGATGGCTTTCTTAACGGCTGATTCATTCCATCCATCAAGCGCTCCCGCACCAATCTTCGCATAGAGATCGGTGACAGTCATCGAACCCGACGCAGCCGCGATTTCAACGCCACTAGAAATAATCCCCGTGCTTCGTGGAAACTTGAACTTATCCAAGCCAGCAACCGAATACTGCATCGTCTGCTTATCATCAAAAAACGCCACCCCGACTCCGTGGGTAACGTAAACGTCTGACAACTGTAAATGTAATGGAAGGCTCTTGTCGTCGCTTCTGTCCATCGTGGTAAACTCTTCCGCCATGATCTGTGACCATGTGAAGGAATAATTCTCGTCGATGTCTTTTGTCAGCGGTATATCAGCCAAAGTCTTTGGATTCGAATAGATATCCATATAGGCTGAAACCGCTTCGTTCTTGATAGCTGGTCCTTCACCTGTCGTGATATTAAATCTATCAGACTGACCTTTATTCTCTAGCTCAGCATCATCATGTGGTGGGATGAAATCCATCAATCCTTGAACCAACGAGCGGTTAAACGAACCCGTCTCGTCATCTTCCTCAAGCTTCTTGAATATCCCTCGCGCAGCTGATGGAGAACTAACTCTTTCAGGCGGAGCTTCAAGCGTCTCAGGATCGAGCAGCTTCAGGTCGTCGAGCGCCTGTTCGGTATCAGAGAAGATGGGCATATTTAGTCAGGGCTAAGTTCAGTCAATTACGTTTGCAATCAGAACAAGGGCTGTCGATCCAGTTGCTGAGGCACAAGCAACTTTCAACTCATTGTGCGCTCCAACATTTCTCACTGTGGTCTGCGAAGCAGCGTTAATCGTAACTGCTGACGCGTAGCCAGCCCACGTAGATGGAGCAGTCGCATAGGAAACAGTCAATACAGCTGATGCAACAGTGCCACTCAAAGCAAGCACTACCTCCTTACCCGGCGGGACACTTACAAAATAGTCTTTATTCGCCGCTGTCCCGTCTAATGTAATTCTTTGCATAGCTTGATTAGGTTGGAGATGAAATTACTTAATTTATCCTAATCGTCAATAACATCTTCATCTCATCTTCATTTTCCTGCCGCACGAAGTATTCAGCCCCATAACACTCTTCACCTTTGACCATCCATTGTTAACCATCCGTGCTACCTGCTTTACCTCAGCACTCCTAAACTTACCAAGTGTGATAGCCTTCTCGATGATCATATTGAACACGTCAGCTCGGTCAGGACTCCGCTTCAGCCTCTTCTTCGCTTCCTCCTTACTCTCCACCCTCAGAGCCTTGATCTCCTTTTTGTGATACTCTCTCTCAATCAACTCTGCCATCGTCTCCTTTGACAACCCGCTAATCTGCCTCCCCCTAATAAATTCCTTAGGCTGTATCCACAGCTCACTGTTCTTATTATAAAACGGCGTGTTCTGCTCACGAAACACTACCGTCCTCTCACTAGCCTTCCCTTGAAAGTTCACCTTCTGCACCGCTGGACTCCACTGCTTGTCCACAATATGCCCGAACGCCTGTCCTCCCCCAGTATTATCCATGATAGCGTGGTTCGGATTCACCCCAAAGTCCCTAGCCAGCTTCATCCACTGATCCACAATCTGGAACGTGTGCGGCATCTCCTTATTGTTAACATCCTCCTCCAGCGCACCCTCATAACAAAAATGCAACCTATCCACACCATTCACCTTACCCAGCCGCGCAAACGCACAGAACGACCTATCCCCGTCCCTGCTAAAGCTCTCGTCCAACGCAGTCAGCACAATCGGTCTATCATCCCACGCAGGCTCATCCATCTCCAGCACCCCGTGATTCAAAAACTCCAACTCCGAATAGATCGAATTGGTGGCGCCATCAGGACACCAGAACGCCTTAATGAACTGGTAATACCCCCGCGAATCCCTACCTCCACGCTCCTCCGCTACCAAATCACACAACTTCTGATCAGGTTGCCAATAGTAAACATGCCTACCCCGCTCATCCACTAAATCAGGATTCAAGATCCTAGGACTCTTCTCCGCATTCAACCTTATACACCGACCATACTTCGTCTTCCACGCTTCATCAGCCTCCGTAATCGTCTTCCACCCCCCTTCAGGCTCACTCAAATCCCCAAACGAATCACTTATCCTATCTGGGTTACTCATCCCGCAAAACGTCAACCGCTCATTCGATGTCAAGTTCTGCCTCGATGTCCTCAAAATCCCCTCTCCCAAATACGCAAACTCATCCGCCGCCACTAAGAAATTCGGGTTCTTCAATCCCTGCAAATCCTTACACGCCGTCGCAGCCTCCGTCCCCCCAGCAGCCATCAATATAATCCCACTGTTCCGCGTCAACTGTCCCTTCGCATTGATCCCCTTAATATACCCATCCGAATCAATCAGCTTGCCCGGACATCCTTTCTCCACAGCCTGACTCCAGAACTGGTTGATCGACTTCCATATCCTCCCCCTAGCCGACAGCTTCGTCGTGCTCATCACAATAAAATACGTGTCCGTAGGTCTACTCCAATACGACATCAACCCATACAGCGCAACAGCATCACTCTTTCCGCTGTTGTGGTGAATTGCACCCTCAGCAAAATAGTGATGCTCAACCGGAACATTTAAGTCATAAAACCGCTGAACCCCAAGATTTGTAATTGACTCGACCTGAATAAGTGAGACCATTAAGCCGCATGAATCAAAAGAAGCACCAGAATAGCGGATGGAGTCATAACAAGGAACGGAACCAGAAAATAAAGGATTTGTTTCACCAGTTGAAAAGCACTCGTCTTGTAGCTGACCAAATGGAACTCCCGATAAAGACAGTCCAATACGTTTTAAGGATGGCTCATATCCAAACCCCCAGACACGGAAGGCGGCATAATCCATATTCAGCTTGCGACACCAATTCCGAACTCGTTCTAAAAATGTGCAACGATGGATGCAGCTTAAAAGAAATGGCTGCTGCTGTTGGAACAAAAGGTGCGGAGGTAAAGAAATTCCTAAAAAGGAACGGAGTGACAAAAGAATTCCCGAAAGCAACCTACGGGGAGAAGCACTATGCTTGGAAGGGGCGCATTGTGGACAAGGACGGGTATGTCCTAATTCACCACAAAAACCATCCAAACGCGAGGAAACACACTCCATATATTTTCGAGCATCGTCTTGCAATGGAGGAGGCTCTTGGGCGTGTTCTCTTGCCCGATGAAGTAATTCATCACTTGAATGGAGTGAAGGACGATAATCGGATTGATAACCTCCAGCTTTTTGCAAGCAATGGGAAACATCTTGCCATTGACCTTGCTGGTCGTTGCCCGAAGTGGAGCGAGGAGGGAAAGGAGCGTATCCGTATAGCGAATCGCCAACGCTGGCAGCGCGAGCGAGCTTCCAACCAGTTGCCGTCAGAATCCTGTGATCCGCAGTGCATTTAAACGAGTTGCCATCGCTTAGCTTAAACTCAAACAATTCAGCCTCTCCCTTCAAATAAGGGACATCTGCCAAGACAGGCCCATTGAGTGTCATCACCAATGGCCTCGTTTCGTTTTCGCAAAGCTCTTGAATTGTTGGCTGCTCCCCAGTTTCTGGATTTAGCAACCTAGTATCTCCAGCCACACATGACGAGCATCCCGCCAAACTCAAAAACTGATGATTACTCCAATCCCCTATCAGCTCCCTCAAGATCAACTCCGTCCACTCATTCCACACTACCTCCCTGATACTACCCTCACAGTTAAACGCCATATCTATCGCTCTCCTCAAACACCCAAACCTCTCATCAGGACTTATATCCCCCTTCCCAAACATCCACAAATTAGCATCCAACTCAGAACTCCCCACTGGAAACTCCATCCCACACACAATCGGTCCCCTCACTACTTTATCAGCCATACCCTCCATCTACCACACCTTCACCCTCCCCTTCAATTTATTTTTTTCTTTAGCCCTAACTAAATTAATTTCTCTTTAGTCCAGACTAAATTATTTTTCCTCCCCCCAACAAC